AAATCTGTTGACAAGCAGCGCCAAGACCGTGAGAATGAGCGCACTGAAGATGAGCTTGCTGAAAAGCAACGTCGTTTGATGTATCTACAACAAGACACATCCGGCGCGAATGCAATGGAAATTTTGAGATTGCAAGATGAAATTGCACAAGGTCAAGAAGACTACACTGATACTTTGATTGACCAAAAGATTTCTGAACTACAAGACCAAAATGATGCGGCCGCAGAACAACGCGACAAGCAAATCACTCTGGCACAGGCTCAGCTAGACCATTATATTGAAACTGGTAGAATCTGGCAAGAAGTTCAGGCTCTGATGGATGAAGGACTTGACAAGGACAACGGCTTAATTCGTGGCACTCGTCTGGAAACTATTTTGAAAAATGCCGCCAATTTCAAAGGATTGTCTGACTTAGCAAAGGTCGAATGGATTAATGATACTAATCAGTTAATTGCTGAAGCTTTGGCATATTTGGATATTGGCGAGAAGCTGGATGAAATCATCGGAAAGATAGATGCTCCTACAGTTGAGGGTCCTGCTTCTGGTGGTACTATGGGTCCTCCTAGTAGTGGCGGTTCTGGTGGTTCTGGTGGTTCTGGAAGCTCAGGTGGAGGCGGAGGTTCTGGTGGCTCAGGCGGAAGCGGAACGATTACTGTTACTTATGGTAATGGTAATAAAGTTACCTATGATAAAAATGCGCCCAATCTTGATAGTATTATCGCTTATTGGGAGAGTCAATGGGGAGAATCTGATTACAATGGAGGAACTCCCACACCACCTTCTAACAATGGAAATTCTAATGGAACAGGTAGTTCCAATACTGGGAATAACGGAGACACTCAGACTGAAAAGAAGCCTAAGTAGGTAGTTGTTACTTATGGTAACGGCAAAGTAGTTACTTATAATTATCCAGAACCCACTAGTACGGTTGCATATTGGGAAGGTTAGTGGGGTAAGGTTAAAAATAGAGTTTATAAATACAAACAAGGTGGCTTAGCCGATTTCACAGGTCCTGCATGGCTTGACGGCACCAAAGCTCGTCCTGAGCTAGTTCTAAATGCCCGCGACACTCAAAACTTTATCCAGTTGAAAGACATTCTAGCTTCCTTAATGAACGGTTCTATCAACAACACCTCTACTGAAAATAATGGAGATATCATCTATGATATTGACATTAATGTAGAAAGTATTAACAGTGATTACGATGTGGAGCAAGTAGCTAATAAGGTCAAATCCTTGATTAACGAAGATGCTCATTACCGTAATAATAACACTGTAAGTTTAAAGAGATAAAAGGAGGATTAGAATGAGCGATTTGAATATTTATGGAGTTGGAGATTCTCAATATAGCTCTGACTACATTGGATTCACCTTTAATGGAGTTCATTCTGACACCCTAGGCATTAAACGTACAAGTGAAGGAAGTAGGTTCAATGAGAACCTACTTCCCACTATTTAGGACAAGACAGTTCAAGTGCCTGGTGGAGATGGAATGTATTTGTTTGGAAGTTATTATACGCAAAGATAGTTTAATATTTCTTATGCGTTTGACGCTTTGGAAGAAGATGACCTTGCTAAAATCAAGGAACTCTTTGGCGATAAAAAGATACATGAATTGATTTTTGATGAAGCGCCTTATAAGGTATATCAGGCTAAAGTAACTGGTGCTGCTTCGATTAAACATATCCCATTTGGGGAGGGAGAACATAATCGAATTTACAAGGGAGAAGGTAATATTCAGTTTACTGCTTATGACCCCTATGCGCGCAGTGTTCATAAGTATTTGGATTAGTATGTCAATTCTAATAAAGAAGAATGGAAATTGGCCGCTGATTTGTTGCCTACTTAGGGCAATTATGATAAAATCACTAATAATAGAGAAATCAGATTATACAACCCTGGTGTGAAAGAAACTGATTTTATTATTACTTTTAATTTTGCAAATGGTGTGATTCCTAATGGTGGCATTATTCTTGATGCTGACCATCAGCTTCATTTTAATCGTATGGAAAGTCAAGATGGTGACGACCAAATCAGAATCAATACTAAATTGAATTTGATTGAAGGTTATAAAAACGGAAAGAAGAGCGGAAAAATTTATAATCGCTATATTAAGAGCGGTTTCTTCTTTAAGATTCCTGTAACAAAAACAGCTATATTAACCATTGACAACACAAGTACTTTGCCCAGTTGTTTTGCTGGTATTGATTATGATTACATTTACTTTTAAGGAGGTATTTAATGGGAATTATTAAAAAACCATATGAAATATCTCTTTGGGAAGATATACTTACTTTTAAGTATGAAGATGGCACTGAAACAGAAGGTGTGATTGAAAACGGACACGGTCCTGTGGTTCACCAATACTACAAGGAAAGAAAAATTTGTATTATTGGCTCAGATATTATGGATACACCCATTCGTGCGACATCGCCGAAGTTAGTTTCAAAAGTTAATGGTGAAAACATATTAACATTTAATATGTATTCTCATTATTACGATACAGACGCTAATGAGTATTTCGTCAATCCTTTCATTGGTTTAATAGTCAATGAAAGAAAGATAAAATTACGTTATGGAGCACTTGGCGCCGAAAGTACAAAATGGTATGATTTTGTAATCAAGAATATTCAAGAGAATTCTGATACCAAAACTTATTCTTATACTGCTAAGGATTTATTCGTAAATGAGCTTTCTAAGTCTGGTTTCAACCTAGAGTTTGCCGCAGAGTTAGAAAATAACATGGGCAATATAAATACTTTGGCTGAACGTGTTCTTGATGAAAGTGACTGGAAGCTACGCGATTCTGGCGAAATTTTAAAATAGACTATTGAAGAACCCTTATATCAAATTCAGTTATCAAAAGACGTAACCTTAACAAACATGGAAGATTCAAGCGATACGCTCACACTAGCTGCCAACAAGTTTGTTTATGCGTTCTATAATAACATAGTGAATGAACAACCATATGTTCAGTTCCTATATGCTGAAGAATATGAAGTGGATGACGACCATATTATTACTAACAGCCCGAATTGGTTCTTAGATGGCGTAACTTATAGTAGTGATGGCAAACCAGATTTCGCTGCTTCTATGGCTATTTCTGATATTTACCGCGGCCGGCGCCTTGTACGAAAAGTCAGAACTAAATTTGACGCTACTATTAACAAATATATTAATGTATATAAAGAGTCAATTGGCAATGGCCAATATAGAGAAATCTATGGTTATACCGAGAGTGATTATACTTCACCTGGTATTATTTAGTCTTATGTAACCAATCCAAATAACTATGATAGTTACACTGGATGGGAGACTGGTTGCTCCAGCGAAGGAAACTTCCCTGAGCTAAACCTTGTTTCTGTGCCAGATATTAGAGATGTAAATCCTGATACTGTTTTAGATGGCACAGCCTCTTTTGAATCTTGCTTGAAATTTGAGGTTATTGATACCGAGCAATTGTTGTTTAACTCTGGTGTTGTTGATATGCGACATCATATTGACGGTTTTGTTAAAGATGAAAAATATATATTTAGAGTTAAATACGGACGGGCCGGAGTAGCAGGAGAACATGGCGCGAAAACATTACTTGGTAGTGATATAAGTTTAATATTAAAAGTTAGTGAATATACACTTGAAAATGGTAAATATACTTTAACTGGTACTCCTTATTTTGAATGTGAGTTAGGTACTTCTAACACCAGCTCAGTGCCCGACTATCTTGTTTCTAATCCTATTGCTTGCACTTAGGCTTTATCATATAAAGAAATGATAGAGATGAGTCATTCATTAGGTATGTTTATTCAGCTGAAGACTCCTGGTACTATTTACATTTAGGATGTCCAATTCTTCCCTTATGTTGACAATAATGGTGAGGTTTTATTACCTGACGAAATTTAGCAAGGTAAAGTTCGTACTCTTTATTATTATTATGTTCCCAGTGATGAATACAAGAGTATTGATGATGTTAAGCCTATTTATAAGGGAGAAACTCCTTCTCCCGCATATGAGGAAGCCTATAATGAAAATAGCTATGAAAAAATTCGTAGTATTACAGCTTCTGAATCAAATAGATTTAATTTACTGCAAGAGCTTTGTGAAATTTTTGAATGCTGGGTAAAATTTGAGATAGACCATGACCCACAGACAGGCATGATTCTAATGGACGAAGAATATCGTCAAAGAAAGTGGGTTAGTTTTCATGAATATATTGGAAACGAAAATTACTCTGGCTTTAAATATGGTGTTAATTTAAAGAACATTTAGCGTACAATTGATTCTGAAGCAATAGTTTCTAAATTGATTGTAAAGAATAATTCTAACGAATTTGCAGAAGATGGTTTCTGTTCAATCGCACGAGCTGATGAAAGTCCTAATGGTGAAAACTTTATTTTAGACTTTAGTTATTATATTCAACATGGTATGTTGGGTATGAGTGAAGTTACTAATGATTTATATTTAGGACCTAACATTAGCAGTGGATGGCTTGGTTATTACAAAGAATTAAAACGCATCAATGATTTGCGTGATAAATATATCAAAGAGCAGAGCGGTTTGCTTGTTGATATAACTGAATATTAGGCTTCTTACCAGACTTATCATTTATCTTCTTAGGAAGCGGCCAAGCAGTAGGGCGATAAGTTAAATTATCTCGAATCTTTAACTGGCTATACCTTTACTTAGTTAATTAGTGCAGATAGTGATACAACTATTGATTCTAATGAAAGAGAAAAAAGAAAAGAATGGCTAGAGAACGACCAAGTTTTGGCCACCTTAGCATCTATTGCTCGTTTAGATACGGTATATAAAAATCATAGTGATTTGGCATTTAAAGCAAAAACTAATTTAGATAATGCTCAAGCGAGATATGATGAAATAAATCGTATTTTAGCAAGCAGAAAAGAAGAAGATGCCGAAATTAGCTTGTTGATTCAAAAAGAAGTATTGCATCGCGCCTTCTATAAAAAATATTCTCGTTTCTTACAAGAAGGCTCTTGGATTTCAGAAGATTATATTGATGACAATCTTTACTTCTTAGACGCGCAAAGCACTTTAGCAACTTCTTCTAAACCTAAGATTACTTACAATATTTCTGTTTTGGAATTAAGCCAATTAGAAGGTTATGAAAATTATACCTTTGCGCTGGGCGACAAAACAACAATTGAAGATACCGAGTTCTTTGGTTGGGTTTGGATTGATGGAGTTTAGACTCCCTATCGAGAGGAAATCGTTGTTACTGAGCTAACTATTATGTTAGATTAGCCAGAACAAAATCAAATTAAAGTTTAGAACTATAAAACTCAATTTGAAGATTTGTTCCAGCGTATGGCGGCGACTACTCAATCTGTTGAATACAGCACTGGCAAGTATATGAAAGTTGCTGGTATTGTTCAGCAAGACGGTACTATTAATATTACCACTTTATAGAACTCTATTGCTAATAATGCTTTAACTCTGCAAAACGCTAAAGACCAATCTGTAGTTTGGGACGAAACTGGTATTACTACAACCAGCATGAAGAATCCTGCAGAAATTTTGAGAATTGTTAGTGGCGGTGTATTCTTGTCTGTTGATGGTGGTGTTACTTGGAATACTGGTATTACTGGTAGAGGTATTAACGCAAGTTATATTACTAGCGGTCAAATGAATGTTGAAGAAGTCAATATTCTAAATGGCTCATTTCCTTCTTTTAGATGGGATAAGACGGGTATCAGTGCTTATGAGTTTACTATAAATGAATAGACTGGTGCGGCGTAGAATTTTAACTTCAGTAAATTTGTTCGTTTAGATCAATATGGATTGTACGGTATAAATGGATATACCGACTTTAATTCTACTGTTAAAGATCCTGAAACTGGTAAGATAGGTGAAGATAGAATTTGGGATAGAGCTAATTTTGCCTTAACTTGGCGTGGTTTCCAAATTCGTTCTAAAAAGTTTGGTTTAGATGGCTATATAAGGATTACTGAGGAAGATGACATTTAGTTAATAAACAAAGTAGTCTTGAATGGTAAAACTATTGAAATAGACCAAGTTAAAATTGGTTTGTTGGATAAAAAGGGTGATGAAGCCATCTATGGTTTGCGTCTAAAAGACCATTTAAATCAAGTTGTACTAGAATAGTCATCTCAAGGTAAGGTGTGGATTCGAGATGAACTAAAAATTGGTACTGCCGACACATCTACTGTAAGTCTGGGTTATTTAAAGAAATATCGCAATGATGAAACTGCCATAAAGGATGAAGAAGGTAATATTATTGGCGGTGTTAGCTAGGTAATTCGCGCTGGAGACTCTGGAACAAAACAAGAATTTATTGTTTATGAGGATGGTCGTTTGGAAGCCACTGGTGGATATTTTAAAGGCGAAATTCATGCTGATTCTGGCACCATTGG